ATCAAAAAAATCTGTAAAGAAATCGAAATCAAAAAAGTCTGTAAAGAAATCGAAATCAAAAAAGTCTGTAAAGAAATCGAAATCAAAAAAATCTGTAAAGAAATTGAAATCTGTAAAAAATTGAAACTATTTCTAATAAATAATTCACAAAATATTTCCAAAACTTAAATCAATCCAATCTGTTCTAACATGGGCTTATTTTGCTCATATAATACCGTATCTTGTTTCGTTTCATGCTTGACGTCAAACTCTTCTGGAAGACGAACTTTATAACAATCGGCATCACTCCGTTCGCATTTCTTGTTCCAAAATTGCCTGGATTGGTACATGTAATGATTGCACACAAACCATTCTGGGATAATGTTGATACAGTGATCATATGTAAAATACGATGCATCTTTGAAAGTAGCGGTGTGAATGTTCAATGAGGTGAATTCATACTTTGAATTTACAAAATATTTCCAATTGTCATATGTTGGCATATGTGCAATTCTTTCTGTAAAACTTTCAACGATGGATTTAGGTTGAGTATCTCCTTTGGGAACAAATATCACTTGCCGAATTTGGATTTGGCCATGAACACAGGATTTCAAGACTTCTACCAATGAAACATCTCTTGGCGAGTAAACGAATTCATCCATATCGACCATCAGAAGCCATTCTGATTCTTTCAGATGCGGTAAAATGAACTCTGAATAAATATTGCATTGTCTGCCTTGATACTGAGGCCATAAAATGTTAAATAATGTAATCAATTCTCTATCAATGTAAGGCTTTAATTTTTCCACACTTGAATCGGTTGACCCGTCATTGATCAAATAAAAATGTTCAGCGCCGTGATACAGATAATGTTCGATCCATTCAACCATTGCACTTTCTTCGTTTTTGAATATAGCTCCAACAGATAATTTGTACATTTAATTAAAAAAAACTCTTTAAATTGTATATGGTAAAAAAGAGGATTTGTGTAGACTTTTGGTCGAACTCGTACAAATTTTATAAAATTAAATTAATTTTATAATTTTAGCTCTATAATAGGTGTCTTTGAGCTTTGAGATAACCGGTATATTTATGTTTCGTGTCCAAATTGCAGATTGCCGCATGTGTCATATCCTTCAACGATTCCATTTGTTTCATGGTTTGTTCGATGTTATCATAACTAAGTGCTCGAAACATTTCTTCGCTGATGGATAAATAAGACTCCATGATTTCACGTTCATCTCGTATACGCTCATTCTTGGCATGTTTGATATACAATTTTTGTTTGAACGTTTCTTCGTCGTATTTTCCGGTGAGGTACTTGAGACGGTCTACATTTTCATCAGGTTGTTCGAGAATATGGAGCATCGTTACAGAACGGTGATGAACGATGCGTTGATACTTCCGATAAATATCATCTTGGATTTTTGCAGACACTCCTTTCAAAAAAGCACGAATCGCGTGTATATTTGGCAAGGCACCGCATTCGCCTTGATGGACACGATGTCTGGGATCTACGATGTTACCGGCGCGAAGCGCTTCGAAATAGTGAGGATTGTGAACGATACCGGTTTCGACACGTCCGGTGTTCCAGGAGAAGGCTGTGTGACAGCTGATACAGAACATTTGGTCGCATCCGTCGGTCTTGTAGATTCGGATTTGGCATTTGGGGCACGGTTTGGTCGATTTTTTCAGTTCGGTGATGGTTGCAACTTCATTTGGGTTGCACTTGTGCTCTTCGTCTTTTTTTTGATGACAATCTTTGCATACTGTGGATAGACAGAGCCCACAATTGTACTTTTCGTCTAAGAAGCCGCGGCAGTTCATTGGACATTTCATTACAGGAGCGGTTTTTTCTAAGAGTACGACTTTATTGTAAATTTGGCGATGAAGGGCTACATTTTTATCGTATTTTTCGGTCAGTTCGTTTTTGATTCGTCGTTGATCTTTTACCAATTGATCTTCATTGGCGTCATTTTTTTGCAAGAGAGCTTTCAATTCTTCGTTATCTTGTTTGATTTTATCCAGTTTGATTATTTTTTCGGCTTCTTTTTGTAAGGGGGGTAAGTACGTTTTCTCCGAGTTAAATAAATCAACCTCGCGCTTTTTGCGGAATTCTGTCATCCAAAAGTTTTTGGGGAAATGTTCGCTGAGAAAATCGCGCGACCAGGCTTTTCGGCAGCTGGTGCAATGAGGTGCTTGGATGCTTTTGTCGAGTATATAGGTTTTTACGCATGTCATACAAGCGGTGTAATTGCACTCAGCAAAGTGACAGATTACCATCTTTCGTGTAGATCTATTGTAATTTTCAACGCAAATCGTGCACTGCATGTTTGAGCTTATGTTTTTTTCTATTAAAAAAATCAATTTTACGAATATAATTTCACATCTAATAAATGGATTCTAAAATTATATTTGTGTTTGTTGTTTTATTGATTGTCATTTATTTCAGATACAATCATACAAAAGACAACTATACATCTGCTCAACCACCGCCCCCTTTTCAAACAGGAGTCACGACAAATATCGTTTACCCTGACGGGATGCAAGCGACTCATCGCCCGATTTTGGGGGTGGATTGTGCGAACGCCGAATGCGATGAATATCCATATGGCTACCCTTATGGCTACCCTTATGGATACCCGTACGGTTTTGATTCCATCTACACTGGACCTTTACAATATGGTAATGGGGGGTACTGGGGGCGTGGGCATGGCGGACATGGTGGGGGGCATGGCGGACATGGTGGGGGGCATGGCGGACATGGTGGTGGGCATGGTGGCGGACATGGTGGGGGACATGGAGGACATGGAGGAGGTCACCGTTAACGATTACATGAATTTGTGCAAATGGTTTACTGGTTGAGACAACAAGTAAACGTTTCTTGAAAGAATTATAGGTGACTAGGGTATTTTAACACAAAATTTTCAGTTTTTTTACACGTTCCGAATTGAAAAGAAGATCCCATCGTTTTTTCAATTCGGAAGTATTGTAGAAAATTACGTTTGTTTCATTGAAGAATTCGTTCAATGTGCAATACTGCTTATAGTACGTCTTGATAATAATAATAGGAATCTTTTTCCCTTCAATGTTCATCCATCTATTGTTTAAGATATTCATTTGGAGCTCTTTGTCCTTGACATAATTCTCCTTAAATTTCTCGATTTCATGTGGACTAAACGAAGTTTGTTTGAACATCTTTATTTTTTTTAGTTTTATTTAAAAAAAATCAATAATACCGTGTTGACATGATCCAATAAAAATCAGAATAATCAGAATCTGAAGATTTTGTGGTTTCTTGGAACCATGTCGGTTCGCTGGACTTGTATTTTTCGATGAGATCGTGTATGGTATGAATTCCAACATCATGGAGACGTTTCCATGACCTGTAGCTAATGCCAGGAAAACCTGAACGGTACCGGTTTTTTTCGAGCAAGGTGTGAATTTCTTCGTCTTTCAAAAGAAGAATAGTTGGAATGCAACATGTCGTCTCGGTCTTGAATATGGTATGATTTTTGTACATATTTCTTAAATTTGTTTTTAGCACATTTTAATCAATTTTAGCCATCACAAAAGAGATATCATCGTGTTGTTTCTCAAAAAGGGATTTGGATTTTTCACAAAAGATCTCGAGAAGTTCTGTTTCGTCTTTTTCAATGAGACTCAAGATCTCGTCGTACTTGAAACAATCAGCGACTCCATCGGATGCGATAAAAAGGTAAGATGGTTTTTCGACGTAAAATGTGCGCACTGAAGGTTCGCAAATGACGCCGTATATCGTGTAATTATGATCTCCGATTGAACGTGTGATACCGAGACTACCTTCTGGGCATACCAGATAACAGGAACGTTCGGGGTGTACGGTGCTAAAAATGATTTGACTGTCGGGAGATGACTTATGAATCAATTCAAAGTCTTTGTAGGCCTTTTCTTTTTCTTTGGAAATTTGGTGTTTTTCTTTGGTTTTGTCTTTTTGGTGGTCGTAATAGGCAATAGACCATTCATTTCGCAACTCTTCCATTTTTGCGTAGGTTTCGGGGTATTCGATTTTGTTTCCGTGCACATCAAAAATCGGAAAACGGGTGAAATCGTGATTGATTGTGTTGTAAGAGCACCACGAACCGTTTTCTGTCTTTGCAATGTCGTATTGGCGCGCGTTGGCGTAAATACGTTTTCCTTCGTCTGCATTGTCTGGGTTGTGAGATGTAGTTAGTTCTTGAAAGGTGTCGGAAAACAAGAAGGCGGGAGAATCGCCGACATTTGCAACGGTCACGTATTTTTTTCCATCTTTTTCGCCGACGAATACAGACGTCAATGTAGCACCTCCACATACAAATTTCTCGCACTCTTTGTGAATTTGGGGAAAAGCCTCTTTGTATGCACTTTCAATAACCAGAGGATCTGTGTCGGGCTTGAATTGTGACATTATTTCAACGATTCTATTTGAGGCGTATTTAGCCAGTCCGGAGGCGTTGCTGTGTCCATCTGCGAGTGCTGCAATGCCGTCTTTGAAGGCATAATAATCTTCCATTTCATGACCAATTTTCGATTTCGAGTTTCCCTTGAACATTTTGTTTTTTACACGTTTTCCTTTTTAAAATCAATTTTGATTTTAAATTTTTTACGCCACACACACACATTTTAAACGCATTGTGATAGAGAGAACGAGTCTTTTCCAAAGATGGTAAATGTGGTTTCGATTTCTTCTTTTTCTTCTTTTTCTTCTTTTTCTTCGATGCTCATTTTTTCAAATTTTTCAAAGATTTCTTCTTCTTCTTTTTCTTCTTCCCAATTGTTTTCTTCCAGACGAATGATTTCTGCGGTGTAGGCTTGCATCCACGAAATTGTTTCTCTGCGATTTGCTTCCATCCAGTTATTCAATTTTTCGGGGCGAGAATGCCATGCTTCAACAACAATACCTTGTTTTTTCATGTAGGTTTCCATGCTGTCCCATGAGTGTTTGTACGTGCACTTTGGATTATTGCAAAACTCAAACTTGCACTTGTAAGGCACGAATGTAGAGACCGAATGACAAAACGTGCATTTTGCGTTTGCACAGGGTTCATTCTCCTTCATACTTTGACAGAACTTTGTGTTGACAAGAGCCATCTTTTCCGAGAACGAGGATGGTGTGGGCGCGGGTGTGGGCGCAATGTCGTGAAAAAGACGGTATTCGTGGGGAGATAGACCGTGATTTTTATCGCAATCGTGGGAGTTGCAAAATTCTTGGTAGAGACAGTAAGGCGGAACCCATTCTTCGTCAGAGTGGGCAAACATGCACGATTCCTTATCGTGTTTTCCGCGGGTGCACATGCGCGTTTTCTTGGTGATTTCGGTGGTGTTTTTGGAGAGACGAGATGCCTCAGACATTACAAAACGGTATCGGTTTTCGTCATGGGGGAATGAGTTGGTTTGATTTGAGATCAATGCGATCCGTTTTTCTTGCGATTTCCAGTTGGTACAGAACCAGGTAAAAAGCGACTTTCGTTCTTCGCCGACGAGTTGTTTGATACAGGCAATGTAGAAATTGCGGACACGGCAAATATCGCGAACGTCAACGAAATCCATACTTTTTTGTTTTTCTGATTTTTTGTGTTAAAAAATCAATTTTAAGGGACAAATTCATCTCGTTTAATCCAATAAATTGCCAATTTCAGTCAAAATCGTACTCCATTCCGTTTCGTTCATTTTGGACTGGACAGATGGAAGCTGGACAGATGGACGAACAATCTGCGCGATTTGTGCCGGTTGAACCAAATTGCGGTTGGACAAAACTGCCAAGGGACGACGAGGAAGGACTCGCATGTGACGATTCTGGTTTTGGGGTTGGTTTTCTTGGCCTTGGAACATTTTCTTTTCGCATTTTTAATGTTAAAATATCAATTTTAACACTTTACCAGCCAGGAATTGATCTGTAAATTTGTTGAAATTTTTTATGAAATTCAAGATTGTGTGTATTATCTGTAAAAGTTGGTTCGGAATAGGATTTAAATAGAGAGAAGGTGGAATCATCTAAATTTCTTGTGAATTCGTAGAGATGTTTTGGGTTGTCAATTTTATTGTGTGAAATCAAGATAACATGCACATTTCTTGTTGTTATTACATAAGAAGTAATATTTTTTTGTTCTAAATTGACGATACTGTAAACGGTTGGATTTTGAAAGTCTTTCAGAAAAGTTCTCAGTTCTTTTAGATCGGATCCGAATATTTTTTTATACAGGGTGATTTGTTTGTTGATTTCTAGATTCTTTCTATCATGCTCTGTTCGAGAAATTGATTCGGTGTGCATTAGTTTCTTTATGTGCATGTTTTCACATGAATGAATTAAAAAATTCATTTCCATTTTATTTTCACTTTTTTTTTTAAATAAATTTTGTAGGTTTGTCAGAATTCCAATTTAAAAAAAAAGTGAAAATAAAATGCTACGAATTTGTAAGTTTTCACGTACAAAACGTTCTTTTTCCAAATTCTCTATACACGACCCGCTTTTACTAGATTACCAGTTGAGCGGAGAAGAAAGTTATATTCGAGATACGGCGAAAAAGTATGCACAAGATTTTTTGAAACCACGTATTCTTGAATCTTATCGCAAAGAAACATTTGATCGAACAATCGTGAAAGAGATGGGGTCTGCTGGTTTATTGGGACCGACTTTATTTGGAGCGTCAGAAGTTTCGTACGGTTTGATCGCTCGTGAAATTGAACGTGTAGATAGTGGATATCGAAGTGTCATGAGCGTTCAATCCTCTTTAGTCATGTACCCTATTCACAAGTTTGGCACGAAACAACAAAAGGAGAAATATTTGCCTGGATTGGCATCGGGGGACCTTATTGGTTGTTTTGGGTTAACAGAGCCTGACCATGGGTCGGATCCAGGCGGAATGAAAACGAATGCGGTATGGAATGGGACTCATTATGTACTAAACGGATCAAAAAATTGGATTACCAATAGCCCTATTGCTGATGTGTTTATCATTTGGGCCAAAGAAAACGGTACCGTTAAAGGTTTTATTTTAGAAAGAGAAATGAAAGGGATCAGTACACCATCTATCCAAGGTAAATTATCGCTTCGTGCTTCAAAAACAGGCATGATTTTTATGGAGGATGTTTGTGTACCGAAAGAAAATGTATTGACTGTAACTGGTTTGAAAGGGCCTTTTTCGTGCTTAAATAAGGCCAGGTACGGAATTTCGTGGGGAGTATTGGGTGCTGCCGAAGATTGTTTCATTCGTTCGGTGGAGTATGTTTTGCAACGAAAACAGTTTTCGGCGCCCTTGGCGAGTAAACAATTGATTCAGATTAAATTGGCCGATATGTTGACTTTTATTACGTTTGGGTTACAACAATCGTTGCGAGTGGGAAGATTGATGGATGAAGGAAATTCTACGCCGGAGATGATTTCGATGATAAAACGAAGCCATTGTATGAATGCGTTACAAACTGCACGACAGGCAAGAGATATATTAGGCGGAAATGGAATTTCCGATGAGTATCATATTATGCGACACATGATGAATTTAGAAGCTGTAAATACGTATGAGGGCACAAACGACATTCATGGGTTGATTTTGGGGAAAGCAATTACAGGTTTCGGAGCATTCTAAAGTTTAAAATTTATTTTAAACTTGAAATTGTTAGATTAGACAAGAAGTGCTGGAACTTCCGTGTTCTTTACCTTCTTTTTTTTCTTTGGAGCAGACTCTACTTTAGGTTCTACGTTATGTTCTACGCTAGTATCTACATTAGGTTCTACTTTAGGCTCTACTTTAGGCTCTACGCTAGTATCTACGTTAGACTCTACGGACTTTACAGAATCTTTCGAATTTTCAGTTTCGACGGAGTCGACTTCTTTTTCTTCATCGCTTTCATCACTCTTGTAAGCATCTTTTTCATCCTGGGATAAAGCCTTCCAGTTTTCAGAAAGGAGGCGAGTGATTTGTCCGAGCGTAAATTCGGGATTTTGAGTCTTTACGGTTTTATGATGAGATGTTCGGTAGTTGTTCCAGGAACTTTTGATTTTAGGTTTGAAGGATTTCGACTTTTTGGGTTTGGGTTTCTTTTCAGAATCTGGTTTTGCGAAATTGTATTGCTTCACTTCATTTTTCCAGATTTCAGACTTTTCTTTGGCTAGTTCGCAGTAATGTTGGTAAACCTCAGATTGGCCGGTTTTTTCGAATTTCTCTTTTTCTGCATTCCAGACATCTTTCACAATTTCGGTGATTTCAGAAGCGGCTTTTCCTTCGACATTATATTTCTTACGATTCTCTGAAAAAAACAACATGTAACTGTTCAACGCGCGTTTGGGTGCATTTGGATCCTTATTCTTCTTATTTTTCTTTTCAGTCAGTTCCGTTTCAACTTCAGATTTAAAGTTGGTGATGACATTTTTAATTTCGGGGGTGATATCAATGAGCTTGGAAAGACGATCGAGACAGTTTTGGATGGACATTTTGTTTTTTTATGGTTTTGCAATAAAAAATCAATTTTAATAGGATGAGGGAAAATGGCCTGATGGATTGTAAAATTGTTTTGGACGGTATGAGCCGCAATACACGATACACAATTTTCGCGATTTTTCCATTTTGTACTTTTTACAGTATTCGATGCATTTCTTCAGTTCAGTAATAGCGTCCATTTTATTTATTTTATTTTTTTAGATTCCAATTCGACAATTTCGCCCAATTGGATGCAATAAAGTGGTTCGTCTGAGACTACACGCAACCCGTTCGAAAATTTGACGTCCACTGTTGACACGAAAAATCCCTTGTATTCAGTTGTAAAACACGGTTTGTCTTTTCCGTAGCCGTTTGTGAATTGTACGAAAGCGTAGGTTCGTTCTTTATTTTCATTGTAAAGACGACTTTTCATCCATTGACTCATTTTTCGGTACTCGACGTTTTTTTCGCCGGTTTTCATGACATCAAACGGTTTCTTCGAAAGAGTCAGTTTAAGGGTAGCCATTTTGATATTTTTATTTTTAGTGTAAAAATATCATTTTTCCAGTTTTCAAATTCCTGAGTAGTAATGTTTTCTACATAATGCTTCGTACACTCCGTCGCTACCGACTAGTTCTCTTTCTTGGGAGGTAACGATTCGTTTCGAAAAACAAGCTGGAGTACCATCACCGCACTTTTTACACAGGGCATTTAATTTCTTTACGCTTTCAGAGTGTGTAATTAGACGCACGACTTGTTCAAATGGATTCAACTGAAAATCTCCATCTAGACCACATATGATAACAATTTTATTATCACGATTTGCTGCCATTATGGTAAAATCGAATAGATCTTGGAAAAACTGAGCTTCCTCGATAAAGATTACGTCTGCTTCTTGGTATCCTGGTGCATCTACTATATCCATCAACTTTGTCATTGCAATTGCATCCATCATCTCTCGATTATGTGTAGAGATATTACCATCACTGTAACGATTATCGATACTATGCGTAATGACAATAAGTTTTTTGTGTAGAGTCTTGTACATCATAATTTGACGCATAAATTCAGTCGTCTTGCCGCTGTACATACATCCGATAATTAGCTCGATTCTACCCATAACTTATTCTATTTGTATCTAACGTAAAAATATCAATTTTATGTGTAACCTTAAAATTGATATTTTTACGTTAAAAAACGAAAATACAAAAATGTACATTGAGGAAATGCGTCTCAAAGCGTTGCAAGCGAACCTTGTACAACGCGAGTCGAACCTCGCAAAACGTGAAGCTATTCTTGAAAAACGTGAAGCTATTTTTGAAAAACGTGAAGCTATTCTTGAAAAACGTGAAGCTATTCTAGCAAAACGTGAAACGAAACTTGAAACCGAATTTTCAGAACGCGGTAGAAAAATCAATCTTGAAAAGAAACTTTTGGCGGAGAAATACGCAATTCTACAGACTATCGAACGCAAAGAACTAGATGTCAATCCTGTGCCTGAACCGTGTGACTACAAACAGACTTTAAAAACCATGTGGCAAGTTCAATTAAGTGGCGCATTTGGGCTTGGGGGAGTGCCTGTTTGCGACCAGGTGATTCAAGCAATGGAAGAATTGGACAAAACGGAGCGAGTGTTGTTTATTAGCTATTCGTACTATACCGTGCGTCAAGCTCAACCCAATGACCCATTCCAGAATTTGTGCACGTTTGTTGCTCTCGATCATGTCTACGCCGTTACGTCGAAAGCACTCTATGTGCTCGAATGGGCTACTGGTTATAACGCTTTTGGCCAAGTGAGGCTATACGGTCTAAGCCTTCCTCCTCAAGTACGATTTCGCATGAACAAATGTATCGACATTGCACGAGTAAACTGGAAAGCAGTTGAATTATATGTAAAACATACAAATGGTATCATTCACGCCCAATGCCCTTCTACAAATATCCAGTATTGTTTTCAACAATTTCTATAACTCTGTCTAAACTTATTTAAATATTTAAAAATTTAAATAAATGCAAAAAATCGATCGAATTTATTTGATCAATATGGAACGTTCGACAGATCGTTTACAACACTTTATGAATGAAGTTGAAAAACACAAGTTGCCTGTAGAAAAAATCCAAATTTTTAAAGCAATTGATGCATCAAAACACGAGTTTACACCAGAAGAATTGGAACTAACATCAAATATAAATAGTGAAATAAAGACAGTTATTTGTAATTTTCTTAGTCATTATTATGTATGGAAAGATGTGAAAGAAAAATCTTACAAAAATGTTCTTGTGCTTCAAGATGATGTTTATTTTGTAAATGATTTTATGGAGAAGATTGATAAAGTTGTTGAAAAAATTCCGGATGATGCAATTTTGGTGAATGTAGGAACTCATTTTGTTGGTATTAATTCAATTTTTATTGATTGGCCGATAAATGAACCCTATGAACGAACATATTGCAAAGAAATTGTAAATGAACAAATATGTATTTGGAATAGAGAGGCTTTCAGTCTAGCATATATACTGAATAGTGCTGAACTATCTTTTCTTAATGGTATAGATTCAGCGATTGATTGTTTTACAGAAAAGAAATTGATAGAACAAAATATTTATTATGGAAGCATGGATATTTTAGCAACTGGAAATTCTAAATTTAAAAGTACAATTTTTGTAGGACCGACTGCTACAGAATATATGTCATCTTATTTAGAAATGATGGAGATGGAATAAGATTATTCTGGAAAAATCGCGAAAATTGTAAAATTGATATTTTATGCTTAAAAACAAAAAATGAGAAATGTTGGGAATATTTGACGAGGTTGATTTTTACTCGGACTTTGAGACGGAAAATTCTGAAGCGTACACTATTTTGGACGACACCAAGGAAAGTAAGGAAAGTATGTTTTTCAAGCATACGCCGACGTATGGATCCATCTACTCCAGTTTGTCGTATGCGTTGATTGACCATGACATTGGAGTCATTCGGAGAGTTTCGGTTGGTGGCAACGACGTTTGGATTCAATGCAACAATATGGTTATGTTGGATATCGAAAACACAAAGATTTTTTATTTGGCTTGCACAAACGTGGTTGGTGGAAAGTTGTTTGGCAAACTCCATTGCTACTACACACAAGAAGATTTTGAGAATGGTAGACCGCATTACTCTACGCCGTCTACGGTCTAAACATAAAATTGATTTTTTACTATTCTAAAAAAGAATAGTAAGATGAGTCCTACCTATATTCACGAGATAAGTCACGATTTTGAAATCCTTGACGGATTTTATGCTCGTCTTTTGATTAATTTGAACGGTCTTTTTGATTATGTAATGTCCAAAAGTGTAAATGGGATGACTAAACGTGAAATTTTCGAGTTGGTTGGAATGATTCGGTCAAATGAACAAACGAATTTATTGATTGAATTGAGACATTGTTATTATCAGACAGGTTTTTTGGTGTTTGTTGATGATTTAAAAAATGTATTTATTTACAATGAGGCTGAAAATGAAGAAAAATTTTTGAGTTGGTTTGAGAACGCGTATGACGATGGACCGTCATCTAAAGATGTATACGAAAATTTCGATTTAGTCTTTTAAACTTTAAATTTTTCAATATAAAAAATATTGAAAGCTTAAAAAAATAATTTTATACAAATGCACAATACTTTGAACCCAAACATTAAAGGCTACAACTGTTGAATTGTTTATTGTACATCAATAAACATCTCATTATTTCTAATTCAATTTAAAGAATTAAACATCTATTAAAGACTGTTCTTTATCCTTTATGGAAGATGAATGGAACTACGAAAGAAAATGGTAGATTATTTCAATTATTCTTTTTCGACTTGACATAAAATTGTTTTTTACAAACTGAAAAAAACGAAAAGAAAATGTTTGAAGTTCAGTTGCTCTCAAACGACATTAAATATGTGTCGGTGTTGTATTCTGAAAATCAATATTGTCAAATTTACGATATACCGAATTTTAAATCGGACAATGGCAAAATCACGGAAAAAATGGTAGACTTGTACGAGGATTGGAGTCAAATAGATTCAGTGAACTTATTGAATTAATGATATAAAAAGAGTTGGAGTAAATAAAAATGGAGATTGAAATGCAATTGTTACCAAATCCGGAAATTGAAAATCCGGATGAAAAAGTCGACGATCGGTTTAGACAAATTTGGTTTGATTATTGCTTAAATGAACTATTGAAATTTTTATATTAATTTAAAGACGTATCTACTATATAGAAACTCTAGTGGCGAAATGGATATCGCGTCCGACTTCTAATCGGAAGATTGCAGGTTCAAGTCCTGTCTAGAGTATCAATTTATTTCGATTCGAATTAAATTGATAAAATTGATTTTTTTAAAATATGTCTAAAAAAATAAAATGAAAAACTGTCCTCCTGCACCTAAAAAAATTAGTTTAAAAAATAAAAAGAAAATAGAGTGTCCTCCTGCACCTAAAAAAAATCGTCCTGTAAAACAAGATCTAAAACAAGATCTAAAAATTGTAAAACACAAATTTCGATATGTTCCAAAATTGTCGCCTATTTATGAGTAAAATTGAATTTTGTTGTCTAAATAACAAAATTTAAAAAATGAAACGTACTCTGTCTCGTCAAAAAAATGTGCAAAAAAATCTTCAAAAAGACGTAAATGAAGAAATTTCACGTTTATTCATGGCAAAAGAAATTCAGTCCATGGCAGATAGAGGCCTTATTCGTGTATCTAGTGAGGAATCTGACGTACCCGACTATTTCAGAATTCGTATTAAAATGGATAAAATTCCAGAGATGGAAGACTTTAATCATTTTATTTTTCCTAGATACGAAGACCATCTTTCTTTTGATATCACAATTTCTCGATCTCAAATTGATTTTTTTGAAAAAGAAACAGAAAAAATAAATGAATTACGTGCTTGATCCAGGTACTTATCACATCGGCGACGCGTTCGAGTTATTTGTCAAGAAATTCGAATTGGATCCTGGTGTGTACGACGCGATTGATCGTCTCAATCTGAAACACGAGGTCTTGCTTGTAAAATCCGGATTTTTCGCATTGACTCCAATCAAAAAAGGTACGAACGAGCCTTATTATACGGGCTTGGTGCATACATTTAAAAATCAGGTTCAAGTTTGTCATACTGAAAAAGCGATACAAATTTTTTCGAAAGACTTTTTTCTAGATATTTCTACAAATGGTAGAAAAGACCTTTACTAAAATTGATTTTTTTATATAAAAAATGTAAAAAAAACAACGATGGAAAACTTTGCTGAACTGACTAAAATTCACTACAAATTCGCCCACAAAAAGCTGGTGGAAGAAAAAGAAGAACGTCTGAAAGAAGCGTTTAGTGGATATTATTCGGGTACAAGCTGCACGTCCAAACACAAAAATGATTGCAAATGCGTTGATCGTCTATTCAATCGCGTAAAGGAAATCGAATTGATGTATCAAACCAGCACAGACAAAATCAAAGATTTGCGTATAAAAATCACAAAAGAATCAAAGGAGGATATCGAAGAGGAAGATGAGTATGAATACGAATACGAGGAAGAAGAAGAGGAGGAGGAAGACGGGGAAGACGGGGAGGATGGGGACGGGGAAGACGAATAAGGCTAACAAAACAATAAAATTAAAAAATCAAAAGATTTTTTAACGTGTGTGTGTGTGTGTGTGTGTAAAATTGACTTTTTTATTGTAAAAAGTGAAAAATTAAAATGGAATACTTTGAACCGGTTAGCATCTGGAATTTCGGAAAAGAATATATCACGACTCGCCATGATATCAAGTACTGTTTCGAAGAACAATTGCCGCTTTGTGTTGGTGGAAAAAAAGTGGTATTTCAATGTAATGTCGACTTGATTTTACAGTCAAAGTACTTTTTGGTGTACGACGCAACATACAATCAGCACAATGACGAATTCGTCGCCAAGATCGCTTGTTACACTGAAAAACAGGATTTGGAAGATGATTTAAATGAACGGGAAAGTTTGCATACGTCAATTGAAATCGATGTGGATTTTATGCGTCACGCGCAAATTTTCATGGGTAGCCATTATATTGACATTTTTAGTATGGAAAATTTGGTTTAAACTCAGTTGACATAAAATTGAATATTTTTAAAAAAAAATATTCATTAAAAATGCCGTTAAACAAATCACTTTTACCTCAACGCCCTAAACAGCTCGGGAATAATATTTTTTACACAGACGCAGATCTGGAAACGATTGAAAAGTCTATCGAAACATTTTGCTCTCAATTGCCAGCAGATTTCGAATTCCAAAACAAATACAAATGCGTCTATTATTCTCATTACACCGAAACAACTTTTCATATTAATATTTATGTGGATAACGATGTGAACGACAAATACATTATCGAAGTGCAACGAATTGGTGGCGATGCGTTCGGATTCGTTGACGTGATAAGGGCTGCAAGGTACTTTTTTCCAAATTTGAAGGACACGACTAAACTGGGCAATCTACAAAGCCTGGTTTACAAACCTCCTGTCATCGAAGTAGAAGTGGATGTGAAAGAAACAATCAAACACATCTTTTTTATGACATCATCGGACTTTTGCGATGTACAATCGGAAGCACTGACGGTTTTGGCGAATATGTCGTCTCAAAAAAAAGTGCAAGAAGAAATTTGTTTAAACGGGTTAAAATTATTGTTACAGCGTACCAAGTCTCGCGTACCCACGGTACACCGGTGTGCCATAGCAATCTTGGCAAACGTGTTTGAGTCTCAGAATATCAAACAAAATGAGCTGTACCCAGAATTAAAAAGCTCAATCCAACAATTATCTCTAGAATCGACTACACCCCAAGTCTTGCGTGATTGCGTTCGTTGTCTAGCTAGTATCGAAAAAATGTAAAATTGATTTTGTTATCTAAAATAACAAAAAGGATAAAATGTTATCGCTCACAATTTCGGATTCGAAAGATGATCAATATCGCATCGTTGAACTACTTGATGTAGGCTCAACTTCAAGCATTTTCTCTGCTGTTAAAGATGGAACACTCTTTACAATTAAAGAGTACAAGAGATCGACCGACACGTGGTACGGAGTCGAAGAAGTGGAAACGTTAAATCGTTGCAAGGGGCCGCATGTACCCATCGTCCACGATTCGTGGGTATCAAATACGGGTAAATTCTGTATTGCGATGGAATACATGAATCATAATTTGTTAAGCTTTTTACCTTTTTCGGGTACGTATATTTCGATTGAAGAGAAAAGCGAATACGCAAAACAGTTGATTGAGGCTGTTCGAGATGTGCATGATAAAAAAATTGTCCATTTTAATTTGAAACCTGAAAATATCTTATTGACCAAAAATTTAAAGTTGAAATTGATTGATTTTGAATTCGCTGAAACGTTTGAAAATGTCTATTCCAAACAATTTATGGAAGATTTTGACCATACGAAGATTGTAAAGGCCACTCCTTCTTATCGACCAATCGAAGGTTTTCTTCCAACTGTCGATCCTGTATCCATCAATGAAAAAACGGATATTTGGGGAATCGGTTGTATTTTGTGGGATATGTTGTACCCGTTGCCATTGTTCAAACCACATACATTCGCTGACGATTTTGATGATGTAGAACAAACGTTTTTGGACGGATACGATCGTGTTAAAAATTTGGCGAAAACAGATGATCCATTTTTTAAAAAGATGTACAAGACGATATTGATGTGCATTGAAATTGACAAGTACAAACGTCCAACTGCACAGCAATTATTGGATTTTTGGAATCGTGTAAGTGCGTAAAATTGATTTTTTTATTATAAAAAATCAAAAAACAAGAAATGGACGTTATGGAAATCGAGCAATTTTTCGCCGAGTGTGAATACGAACAGGAATTTGATACTGAAACTTCCGCAAAGGAAAACGCAAAGTCGAAATTGGTTGATTTTATCTTGCCGAAATTGGTTTATCGGTATGGAAAGAATCGTAAAGATCAAAAGATTGGAATTCAGGCGTTGGAAGATTTGGATGAAGCCTTGGATTACATGCCAAAAGAAAAAGTTTACTTGGCGCAACAACAATTGCCCAATTTTATTGAGTCAGATGGATGGTTATTTGGAACTCAAGGTCTCTTATCTGAAAAATTTCTGGAGAAAAAAATGAATAGCTATTGCCCGAATGGATGGTTCAGCGTCTACACAAACTCGGATAGTAACAGTCTCTCGTGCAAGATTTCTGTAAAAAAGTCGTATTGAGTGAAGCGTGTGTGTGTATGAATTTGGGTAAAAAATAAAATTGATTAAAATTTTATTTGAAAGAAAAAGAGAAAAGATGGTAGAAAAGGAAGATAAGGAAGATAGAATGGCAGAAGAATTGGAAAAGAAAAAGCGGATTGAAAAATTGCTTGAAAAACTTCTCGCCAAAATACTAGAAATTGAATTATTGGAATTTGAGTTGCAATCATTGGAAGCTCCCGAGAATGGGTAACATAAAATTGATTTTTAAAAAATAAAAATCAAAAAAACAAGCAATGCAAGTGATTTCCCGATCTCAAGATTTCGTTTTTCAGACGGACCTGAAAATGCAGCGTAAACGCATCAATAACACCCGTTTCTTGGCATATTTGTGTTCTCGGGTGTCGGAATCGGGGACGCTTGACGATGTCAAGGACTTTATCAAAAAAGTGAATAAAACTGGAAAGGAAATGCAGTTGCTTCTGAACAAGCAGCATGATGAATTCAATGGCGGGACTTTATTGCATGTGGTGTTTTATTGGAATTATGGTGAGTTGGCGTTTGAATTGTTTGAATTGTTAGTTGAACATGGAGCAGAGTATAAATTTGATGCGTATGGACAATACCCTTGGCAACAAAAAAATATGTTTATGGACGAAAAGACCTGTGAAAAAATTCGCAAGATTTACAAGTTATAAACTGAAACCAGATTTGAAATTTTTAAAAAAAAATTTCATACAATTATTTTGATTTATTTCTACCATATTTACAATATTGTTTTTGTGAGAATCCTTTCGGGGATTTACAATTTATACTTTTTTTATATTTTTTACTCCATTTTCTAAATTTGGATTTACTTTTACTTTTACTTTTAAATGCTTCTTTGATTTTTTAGAGTTTCGCCCAAAGACCTAGACCCATCATCTCCTATACGATTACGCGAAAGAATCAACACTTCTAAACTTTTGTTTTTCAATAAAGCCAACGCTAAAGCAGTAGCACCTGAATCTTCTATCCTGTTTCGTGCAAGATAAAGTTCTTTTACGGCGACCATTTACATAAAATTGATTTTTTATCGTAAAAACTAGAAAAACCAAAAAGTCAACAACAAAGCAAATCATGTCCACCCAAGCCTGTCTTGATCGCCTCGCACAACTCGGTGTCAATATCACCCCAGAGATCGAAAAAGCAATCAACGACTTTAAGGCTGAAATTGAATCCAATTCTTCGACGAAGGAAAAGAAGGAGAAGAAGGAAAAGAAGGAAAAGAAGGAGAAGAAGGAAAAGAAGGAGAAGAAGGAAAAGAAGGAAAAGAGCCCGAATGCGCCCAAGAAAACCAATTGTTTCTTGTTGTATTCAAATGAAAATCGCAAAAAAATCAAGGAACAAAATACGTCCATGACTCCAGCCGAGATTACTTCTCGCCTCGCGGCCGACTGGAACCTTGAGAAGAAAAATGACTCTGAAATCTACAAGAAATATTGTGAAATCTCGAAACAAAAATCGGAAAACTGGAAAGAAGACATGAAAACGTACAACGAAAACCCCGAAAATCAAAAAGTGGAGGTGACGGAAAAGAAGGAAAAAGTTACAAAGGTAAAGTCTGCGTGGAACAATTTCCGCGCGTCTCAATTTAAAACCGTGAAAAACGAAAATCCAGAAGTTTCGATCGGAAAAATCACCAGTATCTTGGCTGAAAAATGGAAGTCGCTTGACACCAAGGAAAAGGAAAATTACAACAGCGAAGTCGAACACTCTGAAGCCGAATCTGAAGCGGACACCGCTCCCCCTAAAATCGAAAAAGTAACCAAAAAGACCAAGAAAGTTGTCGAGGCCGTCGAACAAGTTGCAAATGTCCAATCTGAAATCGTCGAACAGGTTGCAAAGAAGGTTAAGGTCCAACCTGTCGAGGTTGTCTCCGAATCTGAAGTCGTCGAACAGGTTGCAAAGAAGGTTAAGAAGGCTAAGGTCCAGCCTGTCGAGGTTGTCTCCGAACCTGAAGTCGAGGAACAGGTTGCAAAGGTCAAGAAGGTTAAGGTCCAGCCTATCGAGGTTGTCTCTGAGCCTGAAGTCGAGGAACAGGTTGCAAAGAAGGTCAAGAAAGTTAAGAAAGTAGAGACTGTCTCCGATTCTGAAGTGGAAAAGGTTGCAAAGAAGACCAAGAAAGTCGTTGAACCCAAAGTTGTCTCTGAACCGGAAGTTGAGCTCAAGGTTGTAAAGGTCAAGAAGGCTAAGAAGGTCGAGAAGAAAGTCGATGTGTCTATCGAAGAGGATGACGAAATCCCCCCTCTTCTTCAATAATCCGCCTCGTGAAATTACCTTATAAAATACCTTATAAATTACCTTATAAAATTGATTTTTTATAGATGGATAAAAAAAGCTCATAAACATGTCTGAAAAGGAAACTGACCGCGAAGAAGTATGCAAACTTGCTCTTAAGTGGGGTATCAAGGTTAACAAGTACCGTACGACTGAGAGTCTCGTGGAACAAGTTAACTGGCGTCTTGCTTGTCGTTCCATCATCAAAAAATGGGATCGTTTTCCGACAGACGTGGTTTCAACCATCCTGGTATTTGTTGGAAACGAAAGCGAAATGAAGAGTGTCGCCACAGAAAAAAAATTAAAAGTGTCCGAAAAGGTCAACTTGTAAAATTCAAAAAAACAGCATCACTTTGGGGACAGTTCAATGCGGTTGTTATCTATGCCGAACATCATTTAAATATAGTTATGGCCAACAGCAATATGAAATTGCGTGAACAAGTGAAAGAAGAATTGATCAAAATTGCTTCGCAAATGTCACCTCCACCTAAATTTCCTTGGTAAGGAGCACGCATAAAATTGAAAAAAGAATAGTCAGAAAAAATATTTATATCCCTTTATAAAATCCCCTTATAAAATCCCCTTATAAAATCGATTATTTTCAGAAAAAAATAAAAAAACAACAGAAATGGAAGAGGAATTGATCGAGTGTGAGCTAGTGAATACGTTCAAATTGGTTCCTTATTTGTTCACTCAATGCCCTGATCTTTACAAATTAATCAACGACGTCGACCAAAATCTCACCGTCCGTCAGATTGTGGCCGAATTAAAAGGCCGTTTTATCACTATCAAAGGACACATCCAAAGCGGAAAAACAAAATTCATGATTTGCTCCAGCCTATTATTTCTTTTGGCGGGATACTCCGTCATTATCGTTCTCCGTAACAACAAAGCCGACCAAGAACAAATTTACGAAAGGTTGGTACTATTTGAAAAGGAAATACAAAGTCAGAAAAGCGCCACAAAATTAAAAATATGCAAAACGTCAACCGAAAAAATAAGAGTTGATAAAGCTCGAATTTATCTGACGTTGGGTAATGGAAGCTCCACGTTAAAAATATTGGACGGATTTAAAGATTCCAACGAAAAATATGTCATGTTCATTGATGAAGTAGATTACGTCGATTCCGGAGAAGGCACTCGAAAGAATGATGTCATTCCAAAGCTCAAGGAGAATGCTCATTGTGTTTTTGGCGTATCTGCTACAATCATGGACCCGCTCGGAAAAGAACAAATATTCCCAGATGACATTATTTTACTCTCTTTATCTCCTTATTACAAAGGAATCACGTCAATACAAGTATGTGAAATCGATGAGGAATTGAATCACGTATACACGACAAAAACAGGAGACGATTTGTTTGAAAATGACGGTGGATTGAAAAAATTCGTTCGCACCTTTTCCATCCAAAAACCGTTCGTTTTCGCTGACGGGTTTACTCATCCAAACATTTGTCTCGTGAATATTTGTCGAACAAAAGATCCTACCATCAACGCGCAACAAAAATTGGCGCGCAAGTATCCAGACATGTTCATCATCGTGTTCAACGGAGACGGTATCACTTACGCCTACAAAAACGAAACGGTAGAGTATGTCGGAACCATTTCTTCCTTGTTGCAATTCGTTAAGAATACAAATACGTTTCCAAACATCCTTATCTTTTCGGGGGATTTGGCTGGTCGCGGAATTTCATTCACTAGTTCCGATTTCAAATGGCATCTCACCAGCATGCGGCTACTCGTCGCAGACCAATGCGACGAGCCCGAACTGATCCAACGTGTTCGTTTGTGCGGCGTTTACCACGACGATGTACCCTTGACATTGTACAGCACATATTCGATTTTAAGTGACTTAAAAAAAGCATACTTTCGTCAAGAAGAAATCATTTGTGCCTTGAAAAAATCAAAACAGCTTATTTGTAGAGATTTGATCGAATCGTTGGCTATCACGAAAGAAAAGTTCACGAGACGGTGTCCCATCAAAGACAAAAGAGGAGCCGATTTTCACTTTAAAAAAGTCGATAACGAGACCGGTTGGAAAATGGCGGTTTACAAATCATCTCTTTTGCCGCCGGACCAGGCATACGAATTGTACGGCATGAACGTGCCGACGCAAGAAGAGCGTGATGAGTACGAGGAAGATTACGAATCTTCCGACGAAGAAGATGAGAATATGATTGTGAAAGAGTTTATCGTGAATCCAAAATATATCGTGATTTACGAGTCGATTGTGGGTTACTTGAAAAAATTTCCAAACAAATGGGTATCACGTGGAAATGTGCGCGAGGCGTGCCGAGATACGATCCAAGATGCGCGTGAACTCGGGCAATTGCAAGGAAGATACTCGGCTGTACACGAAAACGAACAAAATGTGATTTTATGGCGTAAAGTCGGTCGTGAGTACGAATACAAATTATAAAAGTGATTTTTTGTTTTTAAAACTAGAAAAAACAAAATGGAGAACAAGAAGCGCAAATTTGAGGACGTGTCGGATGAAGTGGTCGACTTTATCGATTTCATTAAATATTTGATGGACAAGTCTATGAATCTCGACGAAATCACGTCGGAAGTGTTGATTCGAAACAATATCTTTGACACGGAAGAAGAATGCACGCATTTTGTCCAGTTTGTAGTAAAGCGTTTAGAATAATTTTGTGAATTTAAATTTTCTATAAAAAATAGAAAATTATTGACATTCGTGGATACTTTCATACTCATGATAAAGAAATCACCAAAATTTTTTATAACGGGTTAGATTGGCTTCGTAATGTCCGCAAAAATGCCTACACTATGGATTTTTCATCGGATCTACTCCCAAACATGAAAATCAGTCACCCTCTCTACGACTCGGAAAAGAAAATCGTAGCTGAACATTACGGAGAAGTCACCGATTTCTGGCAATGTTCCATCAAACACCGCTTTAAATTACTTGACAACGGAATTTATTCTTGGAAAGATCCCAAATTTGACGTCTCATTGCTCGGTATCAACGGATCTTATCTTGATAAAATCAAACGTCTTTTCCAAATCAATCGTGGCGAAATTAACCCTATTACCCCAAAAAAATTAAACACGATCTTTACGATTGGAGAAGTGTAAACGACGAAATTTTTGTTGATTTTGAAACTGTCGGTAACCCCGATGAAGATGAAGAATCAACCATTTTTCTTATCGGTGTCTGGTACAAGTGTAAGGATACTTATGTCTACAAACATTTCCTGGCCAATTCCATTTCACTCTCCTCTGAAAAAGAACTGGTTTTAGCTTTTCATCGATTCTGGATTGAAATCGGCTCACCAAAAATCTGGTACTGGTTTGCCGAAAACAGTTTCTGGAAAAGAGTATGCAAAAAATACGATTTAGATTTACCAATGACATGGATTGATCTTTATAAAGTATTTTACGAAGGTAATGTCGCTATCAAAGGCTGCAAGAATTTCAAATTGAAAAGTTACATCAAGGCTCTTGTTGCCCTAAATAAAATCAAAATTGATTTACCTGTTGATTGTTGCAATGGCCTCGACGCCTTATTCATGGGCACCGAATATTACGAAACTAAAAATGTCAATGTATTAAACCCAATTCTCGCCTATAACGAATTTGATTGCAAATCGCTTTATGTTTTACTCGATTTTATCAGAAAAAAAATGTAGAAAAAACTTAAATATATTTAAAAATTTTTAAATATACTTAAAATTGAAATATAATAAATATCCATTTATTATTTAAAATGACAAAATGTTATTACGGAAAGTGTGAAACAGAAGGATGTAAAAAAATACCTAATTACAATATTCGTGGGGAAACAAAAGGTCGTTTTTGTTCCAAACACAAAGAACCGCATATGGTAGATATAAAGCACAAAATGTGTGAAACTGACGGATGTGAAACACAACCCAATTACAATATTCGAGGGGAAACAAAAGGTCGTTTTTGTTCCAAACACAAAGAACCGCATATGGTAGATGTCAAAAACAAAATGTGTGAAACTGACGGATGTGAAACACAACCCAATTATGGATGG